CCAGAGAATTCACAGTTGTTCCAGACCACATGTTTGCAAATGTAACTTCCAGTACTGTTCCAGACCACACAACTGGTATCAGCGGTGGCAGTTTGCAGTGTGGTAGTTGTGCCAGGACCAGCCACAGACACACTGTCAAACATGCAATTGTCGGCAGCTTCAATCAAGATACCATTTTGTTCTGTTTGATCTGTTACAAATTTCATGCTAGAAATTTCAACTGACCCTGGCTGCAAAGCACTATTGGATCCAATGTTCAGTCCAGTTTGTTGTTGACTGTCTGTGGTTCTGGCTATGTAGGCCGGTAATGATTCTGTCAGCCAGTAGGTGGCAGACCCAATGGCTGTGCCAATGGGCACCGCAGACAGACTTCGGTAGTAGGCAGCGGTGCCAGCGTCATAGACCAGCACACCTGATGCATAAGCAATGGTGTTGGTCCAGGTCTGCACTTGAAAGCGGATAATTGTTGACTCTGCGCCTTCGCCGTACAATTTGCAGAAAGGCGGAATCAACAGGGTGTCTGTGATAATGTACACACCAGCAGGGAAAAATATGCTGCGGCGAATTTGCGGATTTACTTCACGGCAATATATTTCATAAAATGCTCGGTTGATGTCAGCGGTGACATCTGTGGTTCCGTCACCAGTGGCACCAAAGTCAGTGATCACTGCATAGCTGTCCAGTCTTGACTGTAGACTTTGACTAACAGGTGTTCCGTTGGTGGCACCAGTTTGCACAGCGTATCCTGCTGCGGCACCTTGATAGGTGTATTCAGTAGCGTAGCTGAGAATATCACTAAATTCAGTCAGTACCTCGGTATTGCCAATGACCGGGGCACCTTCAGCAATTGTGCCATTGCCAATGTAGAGTTTGCGATCATCAATTGCCCACCCTAGTTCGGCAGCAGCCAAGGGCTGTGGTAGGTCAGTTGCAAGACCTTTTCTTTGAGTTATTCTGGAGATTTGTACAATTGCCACGGTGATAGTCCTTGAAGTATCACATATTTAGCGTGTGGCGTAGTACTGCTCGACTCGTTTCATCCACTCATTGTTCCAGTGCGCAAACTCATCGCCTTCGATCACATATTCTGTGTACACAGGCTTGGCCAGGCTGCCGTCAGCTAGCACATCAGGCTGCTGGGCCATTAAAATAACGCCGCAATCAATGGTTGTGCCGTGGGTTTCATTGTGTGCCGCTGCATACGCTGCCAACTGCACAAAATAATCATCAATCCATTCACGCTTTTTGGGTTTGTTGGTTTGTTTGAAGTCCATGATTGCAGGCCGGCCTTTCCACACACCTAAACAGTCTGTGGTGCCAGCATATAACCCACTATAATAAACAGGAACTTCTGCGCCCCAAAATTCATTCACATGGCACAGGCCTTGTAGAATAACTTCAGCGGCCATGAACCAACTGGGGTGAGCAAAAGGATTGCCGGGCAAGGGCTTCATGTCATCATGCAGCATGTAGTGCTCAAGATAGCTGTGCATGCGTGTGCCACGATTGGCAGCTTCTGTGGTAATTTCTTGGGCTTTTTGTTCTCCCACTCGCCGGCGCCAATTGGCCAGCACCTGCCGCTTTTCTTCTGATTTGGTTCGATCCAGGATTGTGGTCACACTGGGTACCTTGCTGCCGTCGGGCAAACAGTAGTGTCGTTTGCCGTCTATGGTTTCTCTATTGATGGGTGCGTAATTGTATCTGTTGACTATCATTTAAACTCTAAAACTTTCTCCGCAACCACAACGGTCACGTTCGTTGGGATTTGAAAATTCAAATCCTTCATTGAGGCCTTGGCGAACATAATCTACAGTCATGCCATCAAGATATACTTCGTGCTTTTTATCTACCAGTACAGAAAAATCTGGTTGAGCATAATTTATGGTGCTGCTGTCACCAGCGTGTGCATCAACGTATTCTAGCACATAGGCCAGACCAGAGCAACCAGTGGTTTTTACTGCCAGACGTATGCCTATGCCACCGCGTTTTTCTAACAATCGTTTGATTTTGGTTGTAGCAGTGTCAGTGAACAAGATCATGTTTGATCCTGTAGTCAGCTACCGCCGCTTTGATGGCATCTTCCGCAAGTATTGAACAGTGAATTTTAACAGGGGGAAGGGCAAGCTCAGTAGCAATTTGGCTATTTTTGATCGCTTCCGCCTGCTCAAGGGTACGTCCTTTGACCCATTCAGTAACAAGCGAACTTGACGCAATCGCGCTGCCGCAACCGTATGTTTTAAATCTTGCATCTGTGATTACTCCATCGGTGACTTTGATCTGTAGTTTCATCACATCACCGCAGGCCGGAGCTCCGACCATGCCAGTACCTACATCTGTGTCTTCTTTACTGAAGCTACCAACATTTCTGGGATTTTCGTAATGATCTACAACTTTTTCTGAATAGGCCATGCTATCCTCCTTAGTTGATTATACAGTATCTAATCAGCTTTGTCTACGCTTCATGGCGCTTTTTGCCATATCTGATACTGTTTGTTCTGGATTGGCCGCGGCCGCTGTTACATCTTGTGCATTGGCAACGGATTGACCAATATCTTTGACAAATGAAATTTTGGTTGGAGTTATGTTTTTTACAATGTTCTTCATTGATTCATTTGCTTCGTTGGCTGCAATCAAATCAGTGTAGCTGAAATTTGAAACTCCGGTATTTTGAATCAATCGAATTATGAATTGAGTGGGTAACTCATCGCTCAATTCACCGCTGCGGACTTTTTCCTGCACAAGATCAAGCACAGTGACAATATTTGCGTATTGATCACTGGGCTCGTCATCTTCGAGTAAAAAATCTGAGGCTCTCACGATTAACGGCGTTCTCTGCCTAGCTCATCGTCGCCAGCTGCTGCATCGGTGGCAGCAAAACCGTCGTCATCTTCGCTGTCAAAGTCATTGACTTCGGGAGCAGGTAACTCAGCTGCAACACCTAAAGTGGCACTGCCAGTCATGTCCATTGGCTGTGCAACTTGCTCACCGGCCAATGATCTAGCGCCATTGTCCAATGCATCGCGAGTACCGTTCAGACTGTCCATTAATCCTTGCAGTGCGCCAGTCACAGTATTCTTGTAAGCATCGGCTTGTGCTGTACCAACTTGGTCACGAATAACATCCAGTAGTGGAGGTAGTTCTTCGTTGAGCATTTTGCTGGCATCAGTGATCATGTCTTGAACTGAATCAACCATGTCTTTGGCTGCCAACACTGCTTCGGCTGTTTCCAGCTCACCTTCCATCAACGGCTCTTGTTGATTCAACCAAGAATTCAATCCTTCTTGAACCATAAGCATTTCCATATACTTGGGATTCTTTTCAGCAGTATGAATGCCGTAGCTTTTGCGGATCTTGGATAAATTTTCGCTGATAGCGTAACTTAGGCGTTGAGCTTTAGCGTAGGTTAAATTATCATAGTCAATTGAAAAGCCAAAACGGCTTTCCATAACTTTGTTAAGGCGTTTTGTAGTTTGTGGTGCTAATTCTTTTAAATTCATAGTATCTTTTCCCAGATTTATATATTATTTAGTTAGTTTCAATTTCTTTACAATGTTACAGTTTCAAGCCCGAGGCCCAAATTTTATTGTATTTGGCATAGTTTAATTTTTTATCTAATTCTTCTCTAGCGGTTTTCAACTTGGCTTTGGCATCCAAGTATCTAATCCATCTCAGTTGCTGAGTAAACTCATCTGTCTTTTTAGTTTGTTTGGCTAATCTTAGAGTATAAAATTCAACTTCGTCGTTGTGTTTGGCCACTGCTTGATCGGACTCTAGTAGATCGTCTGCTGATTTAAATCTATTGCACTGATTGAATACTGAATAAAATACCGCGGCTTGTTTGCTGTAAAACACATGCACAGTTCTGGAGTCTTGAACCACAGACCACTGATGTGATCCCAGTTGATGCATGGTGTATTTGCCAACAGCCCATGATTTGTTGGTCAAAGCAACACAGATCGGAAAATCCGCAGTGTTCCTTAAATGTGTTAATTCGCGAAGTGCCCAGTTGTCCAGGGTTGTCATCGCTTGGTCGACTAGTAGTTTACCCAGATCGTTTTTTATAGATGGTGCGACCATTTTCTTTGATTCTTAATAATAAGTTTTTGTTAACTAGTTGATTTGCCATCATTTGTTGGCGGTCATTTAAATCACCTTTGGCCACGACAGGTGTGTTTTCGTCAAATTGAAGCAGCACATCTGCCTCTTCATTTGTGATGGCCACTTGCAATTGCTTGGTAACTTCTACAATTTTCATTTGTTTACCAAGTGTACCAATAACCCAATTACTGCGGTTGCTAGTACACCCATTACTGTGGTTCCTATTGTAATTAGTTGTTTGTTTATGCCACCTGTTTTATTGGTGATTGAGTCCCTAATTGCCACAAGATGCTCTTCAACGGTGGTGAGCCGTCGGTCTAGATTGTCTAATTTTTCATTCAATTGGTTATACCTTTCAGCGCATAGCTCAACGTGCGCCTCAAGGTTCTCTTTTTCTATAGCTGTTGTCTTTGACATTGGAATCTCGCTTTATATAATAAGGATACGCGATGCAATTAATAGTGTGTCTAAGTGAGCCGTAAAGAGTGCCATAAGGGTGCCGGAGCATCAATTTATATTTAGCGATTCTTTCTGAATAAAATATATGTTTTTTAATGTTCCGTAGGAGTGAAATATGGGCAACATGAAGCGAGCAGTTTCTTCAAGTCCCAGTACGATCGGCGTTTGTTCAAAATCTTCTTCAAGCTGATCCACAGCATAAAAGTCATCTCGCTCCCCTCTGAACTGAAATGCCCATACACTGTGACTGCCTTGATAGAACTCACCGAACTCAAAATACTCTAAGTTCTCATTGATGAAACAAACCGGAGATTTTATTATTAACGGCTGTGTCTTAAGACCCAACAATTGCAGCACAGTTTCCCAATTACGCTGTTGATCTCGGCCTTGACCAGCTCCTTTAATTACACCAGTTTCAGTAATGTCTATCAAGGTCATGCAGGTAATAAGAGGACTCATGCAGATATTTATAGCCAACAAAAAAGGCACTGCGAAAGTGCCTTTTTGTTTTAGACTAAGCTAAAATTACTCAGCTAGGCGTAGGCCTGGTTGTGTAACTACAACACCTGTGGTATTGTAAGTGCTGTCTGTGGCTGCGCGGATACTAGTCTGTAGTTCAGCAGCGGTCACATTGGCTTCCTCAATTAGAACGCTCAACAAACCATTGGAAACTGCGCCGTTGTTAGCTGTACCAACTTGGTATGCTAGCAATGTTGTAGTTAGACCGATGGCTCGTAGAATTGTTTCTACGCCTTCACCAGTACCGAATTGTGTAGTCATGCTAACATTGCTGTTAACAGCAAATGCTTGCACTGGCTTACCAATACCTGTGCTGATCAACACGTTTGCGCTTGCGGCTTCTGTGCTTAGTGCAATGTTTCCAACGCTAACTACGTTTTGTGCATTACCATTTGTTCTTGTAAATACTGCCATTTTATTTTTCCTTTTGTAAAATCTGCGAATTAACGCATGTAATTATTTATACCAAAACTAAAAATAAGTGCGGTATAGCTTATTTTTTCCAGGATTTTGTTGCAGCAAAATTCTGACGACTAAACTCAATTCGGTCCACCAGTTTGACTGCACCACCGTCGTGCCCAATGGCCACAAATCCCTCGGGTGCAGTTACTCTATAACCGTCGTCGGTTTTGATAAAAGTGCCGATATTTTCAACTTGTTGCATTTTTTGCAGCAACATTACTTTGGCTTCAATGATGCGTTTGTAAATGGCCAAGATACCCAATAATGTGTTGCTATTATCGGCCATGAACTTTTCTTTTTCTTTGATCTTCTGTATGCGGGCCTGTGCCGCGGCACTGTCCGGGCCACCTTTTAACTTGGCAATTTCAGCTTCTTGCTTGCCGTTGTAGTAGGTTAAAAAGTTCTTTAAAAATGAAGTAGGATCGCCCACTTGTTCGCCACCACGCACCATGTTGTTGATGAATGGTTTGATATAGTTAGCAAACTCTGTGTATTCTTCGTCACCTGCTTTGGTAGTTCGTCCAGTAAAAATAATTCTATTGAAGTCTTTTTCGTCAATTTTTCTAAAGGTAGTGGCCGCCGACAGCAGTGTATTTTTAATTTTGGCATCCTCAGCGGGTGTCAAACTGGCCCGGCCCGTCATGTCTTTGTAAAAAGCATCATCAAACCAAACACTGTTGGTTGATGTTAGTCCATCTACACTGGCTCCAAAGCTGGCCTGCATGTCTGCCACTGTGCTACCCGAGTAGGCTGTGTGAAATATTATGCCTATCTTTGCAGCGGCAATTCTATCGCCTAATTTGCTGTCCACTGGAACCGCATAGGTAATAGTATTGGGAGTGAATATGTAACATTCCTGCCCTCCGATGGTAGCAGTGGTCAATTCTTCTGCGGTGAACATCAGGTCTCCTTGCAGCACATTACCAATGCCCAGCTTGCTCAAATACTTTAAAGCCACAGCCAATTTTGTCGCTAATCCTTCTTGCTCACCATAAAACTTACGAATATCTTTAAGACTTTTACAAAGTTTAGGTTCATTTTTGGAGAAAACAGATTTAGTGCCCACAAAGAATTTACCATCTGCTGGATCTGTGCCGCAGATAATAGCAGGAGCGCCGTCCCACTTGACTGTTACTTTGGCTGGATCACCTTCACCTTGTGCAAACATGCGGCGAACACCTTCCATGTAGTTCAATGCTTTTTGTGCGCCAAGGTAACCTTCATTGTACACAAGATCTTCCACATGCTCAAGGTGAACATTCTTACCTTCTGTGGCTTCACATAGCAGCCACCCTGGCGTTACTACATTTTTAATTTCGTATAGCTTCATTTTTTACTGTAAGGTTCTTGTTTTAGGTTTCCATCTGCAACTTGTGCAGACAAATAGTCAATAGTTGCATCATCATTAACTAATAGACTCATTTCAATTTCGTTAGGCCAATCATTGCCGACATATTCCCACCATTTTTCTTTTTTATCAATAAAAAATTTACGCATGCCGCCTTGCGTGTTAATGGTCAACGTATTTATCATGCCAGCAGCAGCGGGCGGGACGGTAGTATTTGCTACGTTAGTTGCAGTATTTGTAGTAGTGTTAGAAGTATTTTGGCTAGGTTCGGGTTGAGCTGCAAGATTCCTAGTTCTTATACTATTTTCAAGTTTATTTAATTCAGCAGTTCTGGCATTATTGGCATCAGTAAAGTACGCTTTAATAGCAGCAACATTAACTGCACTAGGAAGAGGAATCTTTGCTATTTGTTCTTTAATTACGGCTGCTACTTTTTCTTCTAGTTGGAACTGATATTTGTTGTCGCCTACTCCAAAATAATTCAGTGCAAAATTTTGGATTAATGATGCTAGATCGGTTTGGCCAGGATTATTGATATCTATGTTAGATTCTCTAAGTTCTTTCTGGAACTGTTTCAATGCAGTGGCAGGCAAGCCTGCTCTTACCTGGGATAGCATCTTTTCTTCTTTTTTCTCTTTACGATCGTCAAGCCAATCCTGTAGACCTTCGGCAATAACTTCTTTAATTTTCATTTTTTAACCTTTTGACACCGCGGCTAAACTTACTGCTGTCTTGGGCACGGATGCTGTTCAGTAATCTACGCTCTAATTCTTCTGCTTGAGCAGCGTCATAGTTTTCGCGTATAAATTGTATGAGATTAATGGCCCCAGTTATCACATGGTTGGCTCGTGATTCTACCAGATTTTCGCGATCTTTGTGTAGACGAAGGGTGTCTAGCTCTTCTAATAGACTACGGGTTTTTTTCTGCAAAATACTGCTCCAGATTAACTATATTTATAAAATTTGAATTAGTTCCGGAAATGTCTCTCGCCAATTGGTTCCTCTGCGAGCGTCACAGTCATCTAAAAATTTTCGTGCATCATTTCGATGTTCTACATTATTGATACTGAACACTCCACTAGCTTGTTGCAATCTATGCTGGATCGGATCTGTTACGCGATTTGTGTAAAAATTAACAGTCAGCCAATTATTCAAATTTGACAAATTTGCATGATTTAAGATACTAACAGTAGTATTAACAGCAAACATGCAATTTACTGGACTATTATCGATAAACCATTGTAGATTTTCTGTTACTTCTTTCCAGTTAGCAGGATACCGCTGATACTCGAATCGACTGTTAATGTCATCTATACTGAAATCAAGTTGTACTAATTTAAACTTTCTCCACAATTCTATTAATTCTGCACCCGGTAAAACAGACCCATTGGTATTATAGTTTAAATGCACTTTATTTTTATCGGGCATAGCATGTAAAAATTTCACATGCTCTTTATTGAGTAACGGTTCGCCGCCGTTAAAGTGTATGTATCGTAAAGATGATAAATTTAATTTTTTCCAAAATATATTATTAGAAACTTTTTTTAATTCTTTGGGGAAATTTAATTCTTGTTTCCACGAACTACTGTTCTGAGGCCCACAAATTGCACATCTTAAATTACAAGTATCACCAGTCCAATAATCAAGTCGTATTAATTCGACGGTTGTATTGGCATAATTATTATCTTCATACCATTTATTTACACCTTGACGCCTACTAAGTCTATGCTGGGCCTCTTCTTCTTTGCAAATTGCACATTCTTCGGGAAATTCATTTTTGTCCCATGCCTGCCTGACTCTGATCAATTGCTCCGAATTATAAAAATTAATCGTAGTCGACGGTGTTGTTGGAATCAAGCAACAAGACGAAACTTCTAAGTTACTTTGCTTAGTAACAAGATTTATATTTTTGTAAGCATCGTAACAGATCATTACTCTACTTTCTTCAGGCCTGCCAGCATTGCTTTAAGTTTGCTGTTCTGTACTTCGCCATCTGCTCGCACCAAGGGCTTGTCCCACACATGAGTGCCGCCTTCGGGTTTCTTCCAACCTTGATTAGCTGCGCTGCCACTATCACCATCTACACTGCTTTTGGCTTTGATACTGGCCATAATACTAGTGGTCTGTGGTTTTAAAAATCCCGGCGTACCCTGTGCATCTTCTCCGGGATCTGTAATACGCAGACTTTCGAGATTAAAGTCAAGGTCAACTTTCATACCAACACCGCTGCTGCTACGAGTTTTCATCAACTGAATCTGGTAGCGGCCCCGTTCCCGCATTGCACGACTGGTAAAGATACCAAACACATTGTCCGCAGTATTGATCTTACTGATACCACCACTGATATGACTGTGATCAAATTCAACTTCTTCCACTGCTCTGCGATTTAACTGACTGGCAGTTATCATCAAGATGTTAAACTCTTTGGCCAAGTTACGCAATTCTTCACTAACATACTTGTCCTTGACAAACAGGTCATTGGGACTGACTTTGGCGCTGACTGGCATGACCAAGTCTAGATAGTCTACCATGATAAAGTCTGTCGTACGACCTGTCTGTACTTCCAATTCTTTCAAGTACGCACGAATTTGATTCACATTGCTCTGTGCTGGCATGTACTTGATACGCAGACTGCCACTCTTCTTACCTGCCATTTTGACTTTGAGTTCAACATTATCCAAATCTCTAAACACTTCTTTGGTGCTGACATTTGCCACCATACTGTCCATACGCATGGCACACAGTTCTTCACTGAGTTCCAAACTTAAAAACACACCATTAAGTCCTTGTGTGACC